GCGACCGCCCAACGCGGAGCCAAACTCAAGAGCCTGTTGGCCCTGCGACTCAAGCGACCCAACGCCGCCAAGATAAGCCTGATACGGAGCCAGCGCGCTGACCTGACCCTGATAACCTTGCGTCATCAAGTTGCCTGCGGTTCCAAGCAGACCTGCACCGAAGGTCGTCTGTTGCTGACCAGCCTGCATGGCCTGCGCGGCCAGAGCCGCGTCTTGCTGCGCCAGGGCGTTGTAATACGCCTCCATCTCAGGCGTCGTTGCGCCCAAGCCTGCCGCGCCGCTAGGACGAGCGCCGGTAGCACCAACGGACAGACCACCGCGCCCTTGCTGGAACAACGTGTTCTGGAGTTGCGCCATCTGACGCTCTCGCGTTGGGGCCAGCAAGTCTTGCTGTCTGGCCATGTACTGCTGCGCGGCTTCTTGCGGCGACTGTGCCAGATACTGCTGCCCCAAACCAAACAATCCCTGAGCGCCTGCCTGCAAGGGGGCAAACTGCTGCTGCGCCTGCTCTGCTTGCGTCAGACCCTGACCAGACAACGCCATCAAGCGATCCTGATACGCTTGCATCTCCGGCGAGATGTTGTAGCCCGCGCCAGTAACTTGACCGCCAGGCCCATACTGGAAGTTCGACTGACCAAAGCGCGTGGTGATGCCTACCGGGCGAAAGCGCGCCTCGTTGGCGGAAATCTGTGCGGCTTCCCTCTGCGCGTTGGCTTGAGTTTCTGCGGCTTTTTTGGCAGAACGGCCTTGCAGGTAGCCGCCAAGCAACCCCGCGCCAGCGGTAATCAATGCAACAGGCATATCAAGCTCCAATCAAAACATCATCGACCTTAGACGGATCTTTCTCGTCGGTCGCGTGGATACAAAACCAAACACAATCGGTCAGCGCTTTGACACCGTGCGTCAGGCCAGCCTTGATCTCAATGCAGGCTGGCGCTTCAATAATCTCGACATCTTCACCCTTCATCACGGCCACCTTGCCTTTCGCCAGGATCGACAGATGGCTGAAGTCGTGCGTGTGCTTCAGGATAGCTGTGCCAGCAGGGAACTCAGCCTGCTTGGCGTAGAGACCATCGCTGAAGTGATGGGTGATCATTCGTAGAGGATGTTGATGGTGCCAGCATCGAAGGTGTCGGTGCCGTTGGTGGTGGTAATACGCAGGCGATCAAGAGTGCCGGAGAGGGTAACCGAGCCGGCGGTCGTAGCAAACGCTGCATCTGTACGACCAAAAGCCCCCGTCGCCGCCCAGATATTGCTGCCCAAAGTAGTTATCTGAAGCGCGCCGTTCATAGACGCGGCGGCGTTGCCCGTCGAAATAATGAACCCCGCCGTGGAGTTGGTTACCGTGGGAGTCTGGTTAATTGTGCCGCCAGCATAACCCGTAGTTTGCACAGAACCCGAGCCAATCTGCACAAGCAAGTTTGCGGTGCCGCTGAGACTCACGGTGCTAAACATTACCGTGATGCGCTTGACCCATGACGGGATGCTAGTGAAGTCGATGCTGGTGCCACTAGTAGACGCAACCGCAGTACCCGCCGTAATCACGCTAGACGCCATCGATGACAGCACAGCTCCGGTAATCGTCGGGCTAGTTCCACGAACAACCGCACCAGAGCCAGTTGAGGTCGTCACTCCGGTGCCGCCGTTAGTTACAGCCAGCGTACCGGTTACGCCAGTAGTTAACGGCAACCCGGTGGCATTAGTCAGCGTCCCCGAGCTGGGCGTGCCCAAAGCGCCGCCGTTGACCACGGGAGCGCCAGCAGAACCTACGTTAACAGCCAAGGCCGTAGCCACGCCAGTGCCAAGGCCAGAGACACCCGTAGACACTGGCAGGCCCGTGCAGTTTGTTAACGTGCCGGACGTTGGCGTACCAAGCAGCGGCGTCGTGAACGAAGGCGACACCAGGTCAGACTTAGTTGCCACCGCAGTAGCGATGTTGGCAAACTCCGTGTTGATCTCGGTGCCCTTGACGATCTTCAGAGGATCGCCAGGCGACAGAGCATCTTTGGTTGCGAAGTTGGTGCTTTGAACGTAGTTACTCATGACATCTTCCCATCTTTCGATTGGATTTCAATCTTCTGGATCGACAGCGCCGTTCCATCAATGTTAGTTTCGTACCCGGTCTGCACTACCTTACCGCTGCCAGAAGCAGACGCAACGAGCGTCTGCAAGGCGACGCCATTGGAGTAGTTGGCTACGGGCGAGCCATTAGCGCCGTATTGAGCGACGCCATATTCGGAAATGCCCTGCGCTGGAATCAGCACATTGCTTGACAGATAGCTGGTGCTGAAATCAAAACCCCACTTCACCGTAACGTATTGATTCGATCCGCCGATCACGACAGCCTTGATCTTTTTCAGGATCGAAGTGACGTTCTGGTTCCCGAGATCGGCGTGGTTCGTGAAGTACTCAAACCGATAATTAGCGCCGTCATCCTCATAGCCGGCGTACTGGCCGATGTAGCCATTTTTACCAATCAGCACATTGCCATTGCGTCGCGACAACAGCGCAGTTGGCTCAATTGAGTCCCAATTTGTCGCCCGGAATGAACCGTCTTGCAACTGAACCCGAGTGTCAAAACAAAACACTTGCTTGGTTGACGGCGCGGTCAGGAGATAGAACGCTTCATATTCAGAATAGACCGACTTGATGTTCGCAAGCGTTTCGCTTGAGACCGCAGTCATCAGGTCATTACGCACGTTCTTGGACAAGTCGCCTAGCGGCGCGGACTTCTCAACAATCGTCCTGGCGAACGAACGAATGCCAGAGTTGGACAGGAACAAAACGTCTTTGCCCGTCGTCTGGATAGAGTCGCGGGCAATGCAACCGATACCGCCCACAGTATCGTTTAGCGTCATCGTAGACGGCGAAGTAGCACCCGCGTAGACCAGAATCTGGCGTTTGCCAAAGATGATCAGAAAGTTATTGTGCGCTGCCAGGCCTTGAATCTCATCTGGGCCACTAGGCCAGACCTTGCTCACATCCAGCGAGCCAGAGGTGCCGGTACTCCAAACATGGCCTGCAAGCAAATCGGAGAAGTAGACGGTGTTCTTGTCCGTCGCCGTGTTTGCAACCCACAGGCGGCCAAACGAAGATAGCGCGATATTGGCATTTTGTACCGTGCCGGTGTAACCAGTCTTTTCGCTCACCCGGCGATAGGTCGTAGTGCTGACCGTTGGGTCATAGATCAGCGGATCGTGCCCGGTCTGGAAGAAGTAAGTGATGCCGTTGAGAGACGCGCAAGACCAATTGCTGGCCGTGATCGTGGGGGTCGTACCCCCTCCCCCGTAGGTCAACTCCACCACGGCGTTGGAGCTATCGAGCTTGAAGAGCTTATTATTGCCTGCAAACAGAATCGTCAGCGTGCCATCTGTTTGCACTAGCTCATGGATCACGCCGACATCGTTAGCGCCGAGGTTGCCAGACGAAGAATTAACCTTCGTCCATCCCTTGCGTGACCCTATTCGACCATATTGATCAATAATGCAGTTGGTCGCAACCAGCGCGAAGCCCGCCTGCAAGTCCAGAGGCGAGTCCTGCGTATTCAGCCCGTAGAAGCCGGGGGCCGAAATGCTGACTGATTGCAGCGCCTGGCTCATATTGCAACGAACTCCTGGTTCTCGGGAAAGCGCGTGCTTTCCAGCGCAATATAGTCCGACAGCATCGAACGATAGAGCTGATATGCCTCAGACGATGCCAGTCCGCCGTCCTCGCCGCGCTCGACCAGCGCTCGCGCGTAGGCGTTTTGCACGACCAGCACATCAGGCACCAGCACAGATGTGCTGTCAGATGACAGAACTGCTTGCGGAACTGTCAGCGTGAACTTGATCGTGTAGACGTTATCCGGCCGCGCATACAATACGACTTGCGCGTCTCCGCTGCCATCAACGCCATCAAACACATACGAATTCGGAATCCCGGTAATTGGGCCGGAGAAGTTCTGAAACCGATTCATCTGCACAAAGCTGATGTTGGAAAGCCCAAGGTTTGCAGTCGTGTTGATAGCGTCCGTGACTTGGAACTTCTGCCCCGCGCCGGTCATCGAGTAAACGTAGGTGCTTGGCGTCGTGGTGATCGTGACCGTCTGCGCTAGCACATTCCAGGCGTAGGCGTCTTCGATCTGGCGCTTGGCATCGTTGACGAACTTGCCAATCAGCGTTGAGTACGCTGTTTCCGTGCTAGTAGACACCTGCGTTTCGCGCAAGCGAATCAGCACATCGTTGATCAGTTGCAGGTAGGTCATTTCTTGTTTCTCGCCGAGATTGCCTTAGCTTTCGCTTTTGCATCCGTTTTAGACGATGCGCCCCAAGCTCGGAGAGATAACAAGAGGCGAGTCGGTTCGCCATCCTTGTACTCAGGCCCGGGCATATTGCCCATTCGCGCTAGGAAGGAGGCCCGTCGCGGGTTGTCGCCTGATTTGACCGGGGCTTTTAGTTCGCCTCCGGTAGCAGCATTATAGGATGCCCTGCCCTTGGCGTTCAAGCCGCCTTTTTTGTTCTGTCCCTCTTTTCGCTGCCAGGCGAGGGTTTTCATTTCTTTTTCTTGCTGGCTTGGGACAGCGCAATGGCCACAGCCTGTTTGCGGCTCTTAACAACAGGGCCGCCCTTGCCAGAGTGCAAAGTGCCCTCTTTGTATTCACCCATCACTTTGCCGA